CCTTGTCAGGAGAGGCAATGAGAAGAGGTAACAAGGACCATCTAGATGTGTGCTTAAACGCGCTGTAGTGAGCAAGAGAGGGCATGAAACGCAGCGAGCCATGCATTTCATGTCTTCCTCATGATGCCTGGTAGTCGCGTTGTAGTGCCAGTAGGACGGTTTTATGCTCATTCTCGTACTATTCTAGTCATTCTATTGTGAGTGTATAGACTATGTTAACTCAGCAGATAGTAGAAGCAATGGATGAGGTAAGCGGTGATAAGCCCTTCTGTATGGGATGTGATATGTAAAGCGGGTTGGTGTAGATTATATATTGAATAGTTGATTATTATATTCGGGCGGGAGGGTAAGGTGGAACAAATGTTCCCTAGAACCATCCCCCAAACCTGCTTGGTGGTCTCAAAGATGAGAGTAAAAATCCAATTGCTGAGCTTATCACATACGCACGAAAGTACCTATCTGAAATTGGGATAACGTCCTCTAAGGGTGGTGGTTATGGATACCTCCGCTGTATCCACGCGGTAATGTCCTTTGTTAATTCCGCTATACTCTCAACAACATGAACGTCTGGTCGCTCTAAGTCCGTTTGTATCTGTACGTCCTGTATGCGCTGGTATGCGGGATGTACGCCAACGAAGAGCTTCTTTGAAGTCATAGACCAGGCACCCAGTTCGTAGAGCACAATTGGGCAGAGCGTTTCACGGGGAAACCAGAAGGCAATGCCAGTCGCTTTGCGCAAATAGTGGTGTTCCCACTCGATCTGCGCCCTCGCCGCTTTTTTATCTTCGATAGGGAATGACGCACGCCGAGGATTAAAGAGTACTAGGGGCGTGTCCCGTAGTTGGGCAACCACATCTTTCTGCCAGTCAGGACATCCTGTAATGCCACCGGCAAGGAAAAGGCTGGTCGTTCTTCCGTCATAGGTGTGTGGCGCTTCGATATACTTCACGATATGCTCAACTTCCATGTGCGTGTGGGTTGTGCTCAGCATCCCACTCCCGATTAGCTTCGCTACTGGCAATACTCGACAGATGCCCCTCGATGTCCCTGAGTCGGGTGTCCATAATATCGAGTCCGTCGTAGATATGCAGCAGCAGTTCCATCACGAGTACATCGTGCATAGACTGACCAATATTGCGTTCCTGCTGCTCTACCAGTAACTGCACCTGCCGTCGTATCTGTGGCATCGTGTGCATCCCTGTCTTGCCGAGTTCGTAGGTTGACATAAAACTATCCTATCTGAAAAGGCTTGTGTGTATCGGCTTCAATCTTGTCCAGTAAAGTTCGCGCTCTCATAAGAAGACAATCAGAAGTATGCTCCCACCCCTGCTCTTCGTGAGGGTTAAAAATCCCTTCTTCACAAAATATGCAGTACGACCACTCATCGTCATTACAGTAACGGTCATAGCAGAAAGCAATACCATTCGTTTGAACGATACCTGCCACAATTTCCAATAATGCACACACATGCTCATCTGAAATTGACATAACCTTCTCCTAGGGTACAGTGAGATACCTACCAATCATGTGGATCACCGGTAAGCACAATTGCCAACTGCCTCAGAAAGTCTTTGATGGCAACGATAATCTTCCGCATCATTTCTCAGCCACTGGTGCGGGAACCGCCTTGCCACCCTCGTCGAGTAGTCGCCCTGCATGGTCGGTTACTCCCAGCGCCAGCAAGATCGCCAAGCAGAGCGCTTCGGCCATGCAGTTCTTGGAGTCGTTGATGGTATCCTGGTATTGTCCTGGGTAATCCTTGACAATCGCGGCATAGCGCGTCCCACGGCGCAGCAGCACCGACGTACCCACCAGGGGACTGGCGTTGTCGAGCAGGTGCATCGCGGCGTTCATGTCCTCGAAGTAATTGGGCGGCCCCATCGTATGCACCGTCACGCTGCCCCACACATCGCTTTTTCCACAGGCGCGGCAGCGCCAACGATGCGGGGTATCGGGGTGCTCGGCGGTTGGGCCGCTGCACACCACGTCGAGCGGCTGGCGCATGACTCGCGAGTGAATCAGTGCGTTCTTCTCAGCCAAGGTCATTACGGCTAAGGTTTGTCTATTTGTCATAAATGTGTTCCCCCGGTGTTTCCTGGTTGTTAACTCATCTCTACTCTGATGTAGGATAGAGTAGTCCTGCTTGCTGTTGCAGTCGGCGTATGGCCGCATTGATTTCCTCAAGATTATTATCTTCTGACCAGAAGATAGTGACAAGAGGGCTATCAGGAATATCGTACTCTACTACTAAACGAACGCCTGTATCTCGGTCAATGTATACCTGCGTTTCGTTCATACTTCCCCTCCTCCAGTATTTCTGGCATACCCGTAAGTCGTCGTAACAGTTCCGCTATGGTCAGTGCTTCCAGATAGTGGTCGTAGCAGAATTTCCAAATGCGTGGCTCATGGCTACCACCTTTCAGTGTGATGTGCGTTTCTGCTTCTTTGAGGCAGGCATGCCACTGGCACGGTTCATGCATTACCCTCTCCTTTCATAGGTGTGCATGCTCCACTCTTTTCTTGCCACAACCGCTGCACTGCCACTCGCGCATCACCAGTTTATTCCAGGTTGTCGTGCCGTCGCGGTTCATGGTGTTCCAGGTGTAGTCTTTGACGTGTTCATAGACGTGCTCACCGCGCAGTACCTTACAATATGCTTTGTCCCTGTATGGAGAATGCCTACTTGCTGGATTGGGCTGATTTTTTTCAGTTTCTAGTTGAACCAGCTGTTTTGGTACTCCCCAATCCAACTCTTTTTGCATCCTGGGACGTTTTCGTTGAAAATGCGCCATATCCCCTTCCAGATTGCCACTCTTGACGGTTTTTTGGTGAAAGTTATCCACAAGTTTTACACAAATGTGTAAAACTTCTGTTTACCTGCGAAAAAAGTCGTTTTTTGGTGTTTTCACGCGTTTTTCACGGTTTTTGAGAGTTTTTTACGCGAATTTCTCACTTTTTAGGCGTTTTTAGGCGTCTTTTTCGTTCTCTTCATCATCTAGCGTGAAATCACAGTCGTGCTTGGAAAAGCAGTCTGCGCACAACGTCGTCGCTGCCACAGAGGTCGCATCGCAAAGCCGTACAAGTATTTCCCCCTCGAAATAGCGTGTATAACACTAGTATACGCTAATGTGGCAGACTTTTCTATTCCCGTTCAAGAATCCTCTACAATGTAGTTCACCGTTCCTTCGATCACGTCTCCTGCAACGACTACAGGCGCTGGAGCGTCAACAGGAACACTCGTTGGGTCGATTACCGCGTCACGCAGTAGCACAAAGGCCAGCAGTGTCTCCCTATCGGTTGAGGTGATTTCCTGATTGGGCAGAGCAGTGGCAGATGCAGGAGGTGACGGGACGTAGACGTACATGCCATCTGGACGACGGTAGAGCCAGTCCCCATTGTGACAGACGATACGATAGCCCTGCTCAAGAGCAGCCCAACACTCCTGTATTGATGTCGGCCTAATGCTCATGGCACCACTCGACGCAGAATTTCTTTTACCCACTGCACAAGACCCCTGCTTTCGGTGTGTATTTCTCGTGGCTCCGCTACCACAGGCTTTAATTGGATAATGCGTAACTCTGGGCGGTGCGCTTGCAGGTACTGCTGCACCTCGTGTTGTTCGTCCTCGTCGGTAATAGTGCGGTTGTCTGTGAGCGCCGTATCGCTATTGAGATGGGCCTCGTCCAACTCGCTGCCGCGCCAAGGGCAACCGGCAAAGACAGCCTTGCTGAGGTCAGCGCCACGGAAACTCGCATCACGCAGGTCGGCTCCGATAAAGTACGCGCCACGTAGGTCAGCCCAGGTAAAATCCGCGCCGTGTAGGTCGGCTCCGTTAAAGAGCGTTCCATAGGCAATCACGCTGGAGAAGTTTGCTCCAGCAAGGTTGCGCTCGCTGAAGTCCTGTTCATGGATATCGCAGTGCGAATAATCATAAAAGGTGAGGTGCATACAGTCTCTCCTATGCTTTTTTTTGCACCTCGACGGCGCGAGGGCTTTCTAAGGATATAATGACGCGGTAACAGAGGTGGCGTACGGTCTTCCCTCCTGCGACTTTGGGTAAAATAATGCGCACAGCGCGTTCGAGATAGCCCTGCTTGCGCAGTAGGTACAAGGCGTCGCGAATCATTTTCGCGCTGTAATGGTAGAACGCATTGGAAAGGTGTTGGGCCATTTCCATAAAGCTTTCCCAACACCAGTAGTTTTTCCATTTTTTTGAGTGTGGGTGTTCTCCACCCAAATACAGTAGGACACGTAAAGCTGTGGGCGTGAGCGAGCCGTCATAGGCCGCTTCGTGCGGGACGTAGGAAATCACAAAAAGATACCCCCTTTGGGAACAATAGAATACATTGTGAAGTACATTGTGCAACATGTGGTAGGACAAAGAACACAACTCGTTCCCAAGTATACCATACTGTATGAGGTAGCAATCACCAAAACACACGTTGAAACGGCCTGACATGCTGACACACCCATTCTAAGAATTGATTAAGGTTTTTCTAATGATTGTTGCGCCAGCGTATAGGTTGCGTTCCAGATTGCCTGTATGCGCGGTTCCCTGGACACCTCAATAATCGTTCCTTGTCGCAACAGCGCCATGACGGTCGAGGGCGACACCCACTCGTCGTTCCCTTTGTGGTGCAGGTTGCCTGCGGTAGCGCGGGTATGGTCGGCTGAATGCGCCCAGGCGGTGTTGAGCAGGCAGGTAAGCGTCGCACCCTGCTGCATGCGGTGCAGGACATAGGCTTGCTGTTTGGAAGGTCTAGACACGGCGTTCCCTTTCAATGGCGGTGCGCACTTCAGCGATGTCGCAGTAGTGCTGGTCGTTGTCAATACCGATGTAGTGGAACCCTTCCCTGATCGCCCCAACAAGAGTGGAACCACTGCCCATGAACGGGTCGAGGACGATGCCTCCCGGTGGCGTAATCAAGCGGCATAGCCAAGCCATCAGGTGAGTCGATTTGACTGTAGGGTGGTCGTTCTTGACCATGTTCTTCATAGTCCTGTCGCTCGGCGAACTTTTTGGCATGTATATAAATCGTGGTATTTTTTCATAGGGGAAGTTGGTGTAGAATCTGCTTGCGCCTCCCGTATCGCCGTAGATGGTCTCAGGGCGGATTGAATTGTTTGCAAACTTCCCATAGACCTGCGCTTTATACGGCCCTTCAAAGCCATCAGACTTCCCACTGGTACGCACGCCACTTTGGGCGTCAAGGATGGCTATAGGACATCCTTCGACACACTGCCAGACTGGTACTACTTCGTCTTCACGAGCAGGTCTGTGTGCAGAGGCATACTTACCATAGGAGTTGACGGTCAGGTCTCCCACATGTCCTTCAAAGCCGACACTGGCTTTCACTTTTGTGGTGCCTATCTGTACGCAGCCTTCGGCGTGGGAGAGCAGGAGGTGGGCAGGCCATCTTTGACTCTCCCCGACTCTCGTAGATGCGATATTGATCGCCCCGGTACCAGTTTTGAGCACCTGCTTGACAATCGTCGGTTCTGCTAGTGGTTTCCTGACAAGGATATAATACTCAACTGCAGGTTTAAGCGATGACCCCCAACCGTCCCAATGCTCGGCCTCTGGCGTTGCAGGTGCTGTGACTTTGTATTCCATTTCCAAGGAAGGAGAACCAGGAGCAAACTTTCCTTGCCCATGCGTGATGCCTTTTTCCCTATCCGCCTCAACGCTGCGGCGAATGTCTTTCGTTTTGTGTATGCTGATGACTTTGCGCTCTGCGCCAGCAGCCTTGTCGATGTTGAGGCCAATATTGTGAGATTTCGGCATACCTTGGGAAAATAGATTCATGACTACATCACGTATCTCGAACCCGGCGTCTTCTAAGGCACACATCGTCCAATGCGAGGTTCGAGGAAGTGCCCACACAAAACCGTGCGCTCCAGGCTTCATCACGCGCAAGCATTCTTCCATAATCTCTTGTAGCCATGCAATCCATTGCTTCCTGCCACCTTTGTTGGAGTCCCATTCCCTTTCTTTAGACTGCATGAAGCCGATGGCGGCAGGAGGGTCGCAGACGAGCGCGTCGATGCTGTTGTCAGGAAATCCTCGTAGTACGGGTAGGTTATCACTACAGTAAATGTGGTCGAGTTCCAGCAAAGACGCGGCATCGTCTTCGTAGGTCGTTGGGTCGATTGCCATTACTTTCCCCCTTTGGCGGCAGTTATCCGTTTTTCAATCAGTGCGAAGTAGGCAGGATTGACCTCGATGCCGATGTAGTCGCGCTGGTGCTGTATGGCGACTGCGGCGGTGGTTCCAGAGCCGATAAAGGGATCAAGAATGATATCGCCTGGACGGGAGCCTGCTTTGAGGCAGGTTTCTACTAAATCCATCGGAAACGTAGAGAAGTGGGCTTCTTTGAGTGAGCGTGTGCTGATTGTCCAAACATCACGTTTGTTGCGTCCTCGTTCAGCAAAGTTCGCGTCTGTCATGCCATGATGCTTTAAGAGCGGGTCGGTTGTTCCCATGCGGAAAGCAGTACGGTCGCGTTTTCCCCAATCCTTTGCTGGTTCTTTGATCGCTTCGTTGTCATAGTAATACTGTCTGGACTTTGCCAGCAGGAATATATGTTCATGGGAAGAGGTACAACGATCCGTGACGCTTTCTGGAGTACAATTACTTTTTGCCCAAATTATGTCTGAGCGCAAGTACCATCCATCTGCTTGCAATGCTACTGCAACGCGTGCTGGGACCATCATCAGGTCTTTTGGTTTAAGACTATCGGAAAGAGGCGTTGGGCCTGGAAGAAACTCATTCGCATGCTTTCCCAATTTTCCATGGTCTTTCGCTCCGTAACCCTTCCCGCTTCCAGCGTAACTATCGCCTAGCACAATCCACAAGGTTCCGTCTTTACGTAGTACACGTCGTAGTTCGCGGAAAACGCTCACGAGATGTTGGGTGTAGAGATTAATGGTTGGTTCATGTCCAAGTTCTCCACGCCATGCGTTGCAGCGCACGCAGAACTGTCCTGCGAGGTGCTTCTGGTGGTTGCCGTCAAACCTGCGACTGGCGTCGATGTAATGGCGGTCAGTTGTGCGGGTTTTTCCATGCTGTGTCTCCTCGCGTATGTCGTGAAGCTCTCTCCACACGTCCCACACGTGGTCGCATGATTGGCCTTCATCCCAAATCATGGGAGGTGTTTTATTGTCCCTCAACCCGTAGTAGGGTGGCGAGGTAATGCAGCATTGGACGTAGTTGTCGGGTAGTGTTTGTAAGACTGAAAGTGCGTGGCCTTGTAGGATGACGTTGCGCGGCAGCGTGGTGTCATCGGCAGGAAGTGCGTTGATTGCCATTGTGTTGTTCCCCCTAAAGTTGTAGTGTTATTTCGGCAGAAATTGGTGTTGCTTAAACATCAGTAACCAGAGGTCAAATGAGACATCTACGGGAATGATGTCTCCACACTCTTCATATCCCACAAACAACGTTTTTGCATCCTGCTCTGCTAAACAGTATGCAATAGGTTCGTCATCTTCCATATCTGCCCATACAGAATAAATTGTGAGTAATTCCGCCATCGTAGTACCTCCTAGGTTGTAGTGTTATGTCAATTCGAGTGGTTGTAGGTCGCCCCAACCAGGGCCGTACTTCATGTCTATAGGGAATGGGACGTAGAAACCTTTGTCTTGGATGAAGTCCAGGGCGTGTTCCATTTCGTAGGTAATCAGGGCTGCTCCTTCCTGTAAATGTTCCTTCTTGATGAAAAAGGCGATGCTGTCATGGACGAAGAAGCCTATACGCCCCAACCCGCGCCTTTGTAGTTTATCGTGCAGGGAAATCACCGCCAGCATGGTCATGTCCGAGGACAATGACTGTATTGGGCTGTTCATGGCCTGGTTCAGCGTTTCTTTGAGCGTGCGCTGGCTAATAAGGAACTTGCGCCGCCTGTGCCCCATTGGGGTGTCTACGAAGCCGTACGTGAAGACGTCGTGGCACTGCTTCTCTAGCCACTTGGTAGTGGCGGCGAAACGATTGCCCCAGGCGCGGTGATACTCGGTGGTTTCTTCTAAGGTAGCGTCAACGCCCTGACTCAGCAGGGCTTCCTGTAACCCAAGGGGCGTCTGACCGTAGAGCTTGCCGAAGTTGACCGACTTGGCGCGGAAACGCCAGAGTTTGGCGAGTTTCTTTATCAGTGACGCCGCATCAAGTGGCGTTCTGGCGTGTTCGGCTACGAGGTCGCGGTAGGTCAGGTGACTGTTTATGAGATGCTCTAACGCGGCAAGATCGCTACCACAGGCATCGATTTCAGCAAACTGCTTATGGAACACCATACGCGCTACCGCGCCGTGGAAGTCGGACTCCATACATGCCTTCAAGAGTTCCGCATCCTTTGCGTAGAACGCCGCCATGCGCATTTCTTGCTGCCCGTAGTCAGCTTCGACAAAGTAGTGGTCTGGCGGAGCAATGTAGAGCTTTTTAATGGGAGAGTTGCCATGGTCGTCACTGGGAATGTTTTGAATATTCAAGTCGGCGCTCGATGGGCGTCCGGTGACGGGATTGAAGCTAAAGTGCGTATGCAGGTTGCCGTCCCATGCTGACTCTTTGATGGCAGCCAGGACGTAGGTCGAGTAGAGCTTCATGTCCTTGCGGAAGGCCAGCAGCGCTGCGAGGAAGCGTCGCTGGATGCTGTCGTCCATTTCTTCCATATAGAACTTCAAACTCTCTTCATCGACAGACGGTGCTCCATGTGGCGTGTACTTGACGATAGGCAACTTCCAGGCAGAGAAGAGCAGTTCTCCCAGCTGCGTCGGGGAACCTGGATTGATAGGGACGCGATCAGTCACCTCTTCAAGGGTCGTTTCAAACGTCTGTGGCTTGGGTTGTCCCTTTTTCGGGCCGACTTTGTAATGTTCGATTGGAAGTGGTAGTTTGTGGCGTATTTTCCGCTTCTTCGCGACGGTGTAGCCTGCTAAGTCCTGACACGCTTGCTTTTGTTTGAGCAATGCACCGCCAAGTTCTTCACTTGGGTAGTCGCCCATTGCTTTTGCCAGAGCAAGAGCGGCTGCACGATCTACAGGAATACCTGCAAGTTCTATATCAGTAATGGCGTTCCAAACAGGCGCGAGTACGGTGTCATGACGGTATTGCGGTTTTGGGTAGCCATTGTGCGATGATTTCTCTCGCGCAAGGGCTTTGGGCAGGTCGTCCCGTCCTAGCCTGAGCGTGTAGATGCAGTCTTTGGCATGGTAGCGTGGGTCAGTAAAGCCAACTTTCTCTGTACCGTAATCATAGTCGCCAAAGTGACGGGCACTGAGTTGCTTCAGGCTGTGAACGCCTTGCCGTTCATCGTGCGACTTGCTTTCCAGCATGGTATCGATGTCAACCCGAATGTCGTCAATACCATATTGCTTGAGAAACTGCACATCGAATTTCCCGTTATGCCAAATCCATTGAACGTCGCGACGAGCGAACAAACCACCAAGTGCCTCTTTGACGGTTATATCTGACAGCACGGCTTTCGGTATGATATATGCGTAATCCTTCCTATGGAAGTTCCACGCGAAACCCAACTGCTCTAGTGTGTCGGTTCTCCAGTCAAGCCCCGTAGTCTCTATGTCGCAGGAGATATACTTTTTTACTGTGCGTTCTATACGGTACAGGCGATCAAGACAACGCTCAACGTCATCTTCAAGTGTGTACGCGACAATTGGTGAGGGGATTGTCCCTTTGGCAACATCGAGCAAGTCGCGGGCTTTCTGAAACGTGTAGAGTACGTCTTGATAGTAGTCTGGGTTTCTCAAGCACGCAGCAGGGTGGTAACTGAAGACAATGAAGCACCCAAACGCTTCACTCCACTCGACCTTAAAGAGGCAGGACGTAATGCCATCATTGCGACCCGTGATGGCCTTGACTGCCGATGTGCCTAATACGACGATGACGTGTCGGTTGGGCAAGGATACAATCTCTTGCTTCAAACGTTCGTTACACGCCATGGTTTCTTTGGCCGTGAGTTTGTGATTGTCAGGCAGGCGACAGAGTACCGCGTTGGTGCAGTAAACGTCTGTGCGGTGCAGTCCAACTTCTTCCAGTGTGTTGTTGAGCAGGCGACCACTCTCTCCCACGAACGGCTTGGAAAGTGTCCACTCAGTGTTTCCTGGTGCCTCCCCTACGAAGATGATGCGGGCATCCAGATTGCCAGCGCCTGGAACAGGTTTGAATGGTGCCGTGAACAGACCACAGTTGGCGCAGTCGCAGTAGTGCTCAAAAGCAGAAGGGACGCGTGCAGGGCGCGGCTTTTTCTGCAAGGTGATGTGTTGTGCCATTTGTTCCTCCTAGTTGTTCGTACTAGCTTAGCACGCTATCCAGTGGCGTCAAAACAAGCCCGCTGATCGGGTCAAAGGGTGGCTCGTGCGGCAGCACAGGAGGCTCCCCATGGCGTTCGCGGTACCAGCGGTCACGGTCTGGAAAGACCAGTCCTGCCTGGTCGAGCAGACGCGCCTTGTGCGCAGTCCAGAACTGCGTCTGGCGCATGCTATGTGACATGGCCGCAAAGGAACTGAGATTGCCCATGTTGACTTTCTCCAGCCGCTCGATTTTCGCGGACTCGAACCAGGGACGCAGGCATCCACGCTCACAGGCGGTAAAGTCGCAGCCCGCCCGTTGCAAGTAGTACCCTGCCTGCCAGACGACGATACCATCGGTCTTCGCGGTAATTTGGATACCGTCGAAGACGTGGGCAAGCCGTTCCAGTTGTTCAAAGATTTCTTCCTGGGTGCGCGAGGTGAGCGCGTAGTCGCTCATGCCTGCCGCAAGCAGTTCCAGTTCATTGATGCCCATCTGAATGGGGAAACTGTGGACTTTCATCAAGATGATGTACAAGGCCAGCTCGAAGCGGTACTGGCGGTCTTTGCGCTTGGCGGATTTCATATTTTCCTGCCACAACGGGTGTGTGGCGATCAATTCCGCGAGCTGAGAAGCCACGGTGTCGCGGTAGGAGCGCATGCGCTCGCCCTTCGTCAACTGCACCCCATCATTGAGGCGGCGGTAGCGTTCGTCTGCAATTTCCGCGTCTACCTCTTCCGCCACAATGATTGGAATGGAAAATTCCAGGAACCGCTGCCGCATCTCTTCTGTCAGTTCGCTAAACCGTTTGTCAAACGGCAGGCTAGGGATATTGCGGATAAGTATTCTCTTGTGATACTCGACTTCATTAAAGGTCTTGAGTTCATCGTTGAGAAACAGGTAGATCGTAAACAGGCGCTGCAATCCATCCTCTACCGTGTAAATGAGGCTGCCGCCTTCTTCCGCCGAACGCCAGACCTTGTTGAAGTAGATTTGCGTCAGCGGCATAAACTCCGCTGGCCGCAGCAGCGTGTCTATCCACTTCTGCCGCTTGTAGTGCGGCCAGATCGGGGCACGCTGGCGGGGGTGAATATTGTAGTACTGCGCTTTTTGCAACAGCAGCGTCCGTATCGTGACATTTTGCCACCCGACCTTCCCGAAAGAGGCTTTGGGGAGGAGGTCTGGTTTATGCGCTATGGGCTTGAGCGTCGTGGTCACGTCGTGGCTCCTCTCTTGCTACGCACGGGTGGGTGTTCACCTGTCTTCTCAGTATCCTGTCCATGCGCCAGCGACTTGAGGATGTCGGTGCCCCCTGAAGGTACGTCTGTTTCTTCTGTCAAAGTGGTAAGTGGTACGGTGGGTGGAGCGGGCGGCACCTGGGTGATTTTGAACGCACTAATAGCGGGAATAGACGGAAGGGTATTGATTCGTTCCGTCTCGTCGTGTGGGCTTCTCAACAACATGTCAGCATTTGGCGTATGAGCTAGACGGTACACTTCGTAGCGTATCATGCGCTTGAGTAAATAACTCAGCGTGACCTCTGCATCAATATTGGTGTACTCGTTGTCTTTGAGCATACGCATAAGAGAACCACTGTCCTCCCAAAGATGAGTGTTAATGCTCATTCGTCCATACACAAAGTGTGCTCCTGGCATAGGAAGCTCTCGTGATTGCTGGACGGCAACGTCGTAAATATCTCGTTCAATACTATCAAGGATAGCTTTACACGTTGCGAGGAAGTCAAGGGTTGCTTGACTGAGTTCTTGTTCTGGCTGTTCTTTCACTACAATAGTTCCTTTCCATGTGGGAAAGCTATCTGCTCACCTTCGTCAGCAGATAGCTTGGTATAATACACGCTGCGTTACCGGTTAGAAGTGAGCGCTTACGATCTCCTGATATTTGTCGGCAGGCCAGTACTCCTTCATGCGCAGGGAAAGCTTGTCCGCGCCGTTGGCATCCTTGTATGTCTCGTTCTCCATGCGCACGGTGACAAGTTCCTCAAGGAGGTCTTCGGTATTGAGGCTGATCTTTGCGTTTGGCACGTATTCCTGCCCCATCACCGCACAAACAAACTGGCCCAGCTGGTTGATACCAATCTGGTTGATCTCTCCGGTTTTCTTGCGCAGGTAGAAGCCGATGAAGGAGAGTGTCTGTCCGACATCCTCTTTGTGTGGCGCTTCGACAATGGTCAGGGTAAAGGTCACGGACTTCGGCGGGTTCTGCCCGTCGGGTGCGTCTACCACTTCAGCCTTTGAGACGGCTCCGAGGTAAATTCCCTGTAGAGTGCGAGTTTCGAGGGTGAGTTCTGACATAATGGGTTTTGTTCCTTTCCGAAAAACTAATCTTCAAACAAAAAGTAATCAAAAATGATTTTCATGGTAGGGTCGGTTAAGGTGACTGGCAGCGGGCGAGAACGGGGAGCGCGCGTCTTCGCGTCGTGCGTTTTCTCTGCTTGGCAGTAGAGCCGACGTGGCAAGGTACCATCCTGATGCGGAGGCAGGTTTTTGTCCACTTCGAGACAGAACACGCCATCAAACATCGATGGAAGTTTTTCCGCTAGTTTTGCTGGGAGATGCGGCTGTGACTCCTTTATGTGCGTCATTTGATTTTCTGCGGTGTGTTCCAGGCAGGTGACAATCACGTGACAGAACATGTTGCTAATGAAGGCATCTATCCAGTTTTCGATAATGGACTTCTGGGAGCCGTACTCTTGTATCTGCGCACCGCGTGGTGCGTTCCCTTGTTCGATAGCGGCACTTGCACCACTGATCTTGTCCAGTACCTTGTCGGCAAGTGCGGAGACAGAGTCGATGATGACAGTGTCAATATAAGGAATACCAGCTTCTTCAGCTGCTTTCCTATTGGTCGCCACCCTCGCGTAGCGGATAATCTCTTGCATATGCTTGAGAATATCCACCGAGACGATCTTCCCCTCTTCGTCTTTCCTCTGCCCGACATAGACCGTGTTGGCTTTGTTGCGGTGCGTTCGCAGGTAGTCGATACCTGATTTCACCCCATTTTTCTCAACAGCAATGACGAGCACGCTTTCCACACGTGCGTCTTCCAGGACGCTGGTTGCAAGCAGCGTCTTGCCTGATCCTTGCTTCCCTACGATGAGGATGTTGACGTATTGCGATATCTCTTCTGGAGTCGCAAAGGTGAGTGTTGGAGTTTGCGTAATTTTTTTTAATTGAACCTGCGCGGCAGGAACAGGTATTTGGTTCAAGGCTTATGCCTCAATTTCACTAAGAGCAATCTGCTCTGGCCTCTCTTTTCTTTGACGGAAAGAGTTCTTGAGTAGGTATGCGACATTTCCCCCCTTCTGTAGACTGTCGCACGGTTCTCGAAACGGGCAGCGTGGACAGCCGAACTTTGAGACGGTGCGATAGACCTCGCGGTCTTCCCGTGCCATTTCTTTATAGACAGCACGCAGTTCACGCTCAATCATCTTGAGCTCAAATTGCGTACGCATCCACCAACTTCTTTGAAAGAACGTATTGCCTTGTTGTAGCAAGGTTGTCAGGATTTTCTGGTAGCGTTCCTGAGTAGGGTCGATACCATGTTCCACGAGCGCATTCAAGTAGACCTCATAGGTCGTGCTGATCTTGGCAACCGAGACTTCCTTACCGTTCTTCAACAAATCTGGCGTATCAGGAACGGCTTTCCTCAGTCCATTATAGCAGTATCCTCTAAGTGGTGTTCCTGGTTCGACGCCTGGAACCTCTCCCGCGTTTATAACGGACTGCATCGCCCATTGGTACATCGTTGATTGGTCATCATAGGCATGATAGGACGGGTCAGGGAATGATTTGGCCGTCTTGTGCTCGATAACCCACAAGTCGCCGTACTCGTCGCACACAATGCCATCGACACGCCCTTCAAAGAAACCATCCGTACCTGGAATAGGGACGCAAAAGGGAAATTCATGTGCCATGAAGAGAAATTCTGGTTCTTTGTAAAAGCTTTGATAGTGCTCAAGCATAGCATACCCAAGACGAAGGAGATCAGCAATCGCTATTTCTTCTTCTGGGCTGAACGTGTACTCTGCTTCAACTGCTTTGAATAGCTTGTGAAATTCCAGAGTAAATGCGAGAAGTAGATTACCGTTGTGTCCGTAGTAATTGTCCAATGCGGCATGCACTGCGCTACCAAGCAGCAGGTCGAAGTCAGGCTTGAGTGGTTCCAGGTTCATGTCATAGCGAAACTGGTGCAGCCTACGGCACTGCTTGAACGCAGTAATGCTGGAATGACTGATAATCATGGCAGGTATCCCCCTAAGAAAGTTTCACAACAGAGGCGTGGGGAGCAGGTATGGATACGACCTTTTCCACACCGCTGTTGTGACGAGGTCGGTTTTGCTGATTGGAAACACGAAACTGTCCACTCCAACCTCGTTATATGAAGTATACTATATTATAGAAGGCTTGTCAATACCTTCATCTGAATGGGCTAAAATTGCTTCAACCACGGCTTGTATCGCCAGCGTCTCATCGGCGAGGTGACTCTTTTTCTCGACGACTTCCTTGATGTGTTGCTCGATGGTTCCCCTGCCGATGATGTCGGTGATGTTTACTGGCTCCGTACTGGTGAGGCGGTGAAAGCGGTCAGTTGCTTGCTCATTCTCTGGCGGAGTCCAACTTTTCTCAGCGAAGAAGACTTCAGTGATATAGCCTAAATTGAGTGCTGTTCCAATCGCCCCAATCGTCCCAATAAGGACAGGGGTCTCTGCATACTGAAAGGCAGTGACGGCCTCGATGCGTTCTTTGGCGTCCGTGTCGCCTGTAGCCAGGACGCTGGTGATTTTTTTCTTGAGTAGAATGTTCTGGATATGCGCGGCATAGCCTTTATGCCAGCAAAGGATAGCGACTTTTTGCACGCGTGTCAAGGCATTCTCTACCAGTTCTAGGAGGACGGCATCTTTGGGAGAGTCGTAGGGTAATCCCAGTTCCTCTGGGTTGTTACACAGCTTACGCATCGAGATGAGGGTGGATGCGACATTGGAGAAATGACGTACGTCACTCTCATACTCCAGGCGCAGGGAGTCTCTTATGGCTTTATAGTCTTTCCACTGCCTCTGGCTCAAGTCGTAGTGCATCGTGGTGTAAATCTTTGGTGGAAGCTCCTGCGCGACATCGATCTTGTGACGTCCCATCGCGTATCTGGCAAACAACTGTTTATGCTCTGCCGCCTTTGCTGGTTTGACGCCAGTTACTTTCTTTGCCCAGTTTGTCTCTTCGACAGTGAAGTAGGTGTTCACATACGTCCAGTAGGATGGGAATATAGCGGGGTCGAGGATGTGCAGCAGGTTCCATTCAGAACTAGGCATGTTCCAGATAGGGGTGCCAGTCAACTGGAACACGTGTGGGACATTGCGTGTGACCGCAGAGGCTGCTTTGGACTGCTGTGACCCATTTTTGGACGTGCTATGTCCCTGTAGCTTGTGCGCCTCATCGAAGATAACAGCGTCCCATTTTCTACGTACCAGTCTAAGGTATTTTGCTTTCTGCGCTGACCTGTTCTCTGTTGCAGGCTTCCCTATTGCCTCCCGCAAGATGTCGTAGTGGATAATAAGGTATTTAGGATCACTATTGATAAGGGCTAATCGTTCCTGTGGCGTTCCTTCGACAATGACGGCATCCTCATCTAACCAGTGTTTGATTTCATCTTTCCACTGCCATTTGGCCGTCGCCAGCGTGACGATGAGGACGCTCTGCGCGTCAATAAGCTTTGTTGCGACGAGCGATTCGAGCGTCTTCCCCAAACCGCAATCGTCATATAAAAGACCACGCTTGACTTGAGAGAGCCACTTTGCGCCAATGCGCTGGTAGTCGCGTAGGTGTGTGGTGACTTCTAAGGGAAGGTCAATATCTTTTTGCTGCGTGATGCGCAGGTGCTCTTTTTGCTTTGCAATGGCCTCTTCATACCATTGTACTAGCGTGGCATCTACTTCCAATCGTCCAAAGAGTAGGCGTTGTAGGTCGCGCAGCACGAACACGTCTGGGTTGAAGTAAATTAGCCCACTGGCCTGTGGGCGAGCGCCAGGGACGCTCACCAGGATACTTTTTTCAGCGTCGTTGGTAGGCGTACAGACGAGACGATCAGGGTCGCCTTTGGCGGAATAATGTAAGGTTACGGTGGTCAATATCATCACATCCTTGTATTTTTTCTCTCTTATAGGGTATACTTGAGATAGGTATTTTCTCTTTCTTTCTACACTATACTATACTTCATATACATTTGCAATACCGAAACGTTTTTTCGGCACACTTGACAGCATTGCTGCTATATAGTATACTACATTTCATAAGACATATTACTCAGGAGCAAGGAACCATATGAGCATGACGATGTTACGGAAACGGGATAGGTCGGAAGAGGAGGCGCGGATAGGGGCGATGGAAGCGTTTGTCAGGAGTATGACCAGATTTCCCATTCAGAGTCTGGCACTCCTACGAGCCAGCGCACAAATTAGCCCCTATCTGGAAGAGACACGCGACTGGTTGTTAAATAACCCTGATGAGAAGGCGGGAGGGAAGCCGTATCTCAGCGTCGTTCCGTTGTTACAAGGGTCGCGGGATACGACCTGGAGATACTACCTGACACGCTATGAGTCCGTCCTCAAGCCATTATTCAAGCCACAATTGAGGCGCACTTCTCCGCAGCTGGACGGCCCACGTATGCGGGAACAGCAAAAGATTATTGATCGGCTCTACCGTTTCCCTGTCCTGACTCCGTCACTACTACAGGCTGCTTTAAGCATATCGGCATATACCTGGAGGGAAGACATTAAAACACTTATCGATGAGCCGCTACGGTTGGTAACGGTCTGGCATCCTGATGTACTGGAGGCATCTCCGACGACGAAGGATGGAGAAAAGGTGCCGAACCTGGGGGATTGGACGGAGAGGAAAATCCATGAGGACGTGACCTATCGGGGTGTACGGTACTTTCTCACGGGGTATGCCGAACGGCTGCGTGTTTTTCTCTTGCGAGAAGAAGATTTGGATCGCAGCATGAAAGAGGAAGGGTTTCTCCGAAGATAACTGTTTTGCAATGAAAAAAGCCTCCTGGGGGAGAGGCTTTTTTCTTTCTGGTCTTGCTGAGTGGGGGGAACACTCACTTGCGCTTTTCCAGATGGCTCCAATACGTATCCCCTGCCGAAGATAACGTACTAAATGTAGTGTAACAGATATACAGCAAAATGTCCAGTGGTGCTGTACGGGGATTATTCATGGTGTATCAGCACATGTCATCAAATACGGGAGACACTCACCCAGATACCTATGCCGCCGCCAAGGAGCATCTCGCGAAGGGGCGGCTTCCTGTCCCTATTCCGTACGGGACAAAAGCACCAAAGATCAAGGACTGGCAAACAACGCCATTCACTGAAGAGCATTTTCGTGACTATCCTAATATTGGCTTGAAACTCGATCACCACATCGTCGAAGTTGACTGCGACTGTCCCTACATCATCGCGTTGGCCCCACACTTGCTGCCGAAGACAGCCATGGTGCATGGCAGGCCAAGTAAGCCGCTCTCGCATTACTGGTATGCTATTGACGGTGATGGGGAGCATGAGACCTACACTGACGCACGAGGCGCTGACGGCAAATATCTGGTATTGGTAGAACTGCGTGGAGGGTCGGGGCGGCAGACCGTCATCCCCCCCTCGACGTACCAATTAAATGGCAGCGCACCAGAACAGTTAGCCTGGAAAGATGGTCAAGAAGGAACACCCGCGCTCGTTGAGTTGGAAGAACTCCAACAAATCGTGCGCAAAATGGCGACGATTGTCTTACTTTCCTTACATTGGGGTGGAGCACGACACAACATCGCCCTGGCGCTTGTCGGATACCTGGTACGTGGCGGCATGGAAGATGACGGCATTTACGAGATCGTCAAATGGGTGTGCTGGTTGACGAAGGACGAAGAAGCAGACGACCGCAAGCAGGCGGCACGGGACACCATCGAAAAGTACCATAATGGGGAGGCGGTGACGGGCGGAAAAACGCTGCGGGCGTTGCTAGGAAAAGAGGTCGTTGGGAAGATTGAGAACTGGCTGCACCTCAAACCAGTACTTGAAGAAGACGCGACAAACGCTGCCGACCTCTATAAATACGAAGGCAACGATGTAGGCAATGCTGAGGCGGTGCGTGCGCTGCACGGGGATCGCCTTCGATTTACTGCCGCAATGGGATGGTTGACGCATACAGAGACCCACTGGATGCCCGATAGTACAGAGATTGTCGATCAGGCAATTATTGATACCTTCAGAAAGCGCCGCGCTCAGGCATCTGCCCGTGAACTAGACGTGGTACAGAAGAAGTGTTGGTTGAGTAACGCGAATATTGTTGCGTGTCGATCACGTCTACAGGCTCTGTCAGGCATAAAAGTAGGTATTGCCGAGTTCGACAACGTGCCCTATTTACTCAATACCGCGAGCGGCGTTGTGGATGTGCGGAGTGGTGCTCTGGTGTCCCACGACCCTAGTGATCGGTTCACCTACTGTCTCTCTTCGGAAATAGGGACAGAAGAGGACGCGAACCCGTTCATAGGGTATATACGAGATGCTGTCAATGGCAATGAGGCAATGGTCGCATATATTCGGCAGGCCATCGGCTATTCTTTTACCGGATATACGCGGGAAGAGATTTTATTTTATCTCTACGGACCAACACGTGGTGGAAAGGGAACGTTTGCCGAGGCGTTGTTGGCAGCGCTTGAAGGGCCGCTTGCGCGTGGGGCCGAGTTCAAAACATTTACTGCAAAGCGTGAGGGGGGAGATCAAGGGTTTGATTTCGCTGAGTTGCGCTCGGCGCGATTCGTTGTCGCGTCAGAGAGCAACCAGCATGAGAACCTTAATTCTGGCAAGGTAAAGCAGGCAACCGGAGGGGACCTTATTACCTGCGCGAAGAAGCACCATCAACCGTTTTCGTATCGTCCTCAGTTCAAGATATGGTTGCTCAGTAACTGGCCGTGTAACGGCGACCCTGAAGACGACGCGTTATGGGCCAGGATACGTGTTATCAATTTTCCAAATTCGCATTTAGGGGTAGAGGATAAGGAACTGAAAGAACGGATGAAATCAGAGCAGGTGCAGCGCGGGATATTGTGGTTGGGCATTAAGGGGGCAGGAGAGTGGTTTTCTAGCAGTGGTGGCTTACTGACTCCTCAAGGAGTGCAGACTATCACGCAGGAGCATCGCAGTATGCGAGACTACGTCCAGCAGTGGATTGATGAGCATGGGGTAGAATTGCGTCCCGATGACCCTGATGCTTGGGAGTCATCTGGGGACGTTGTGCGGGATTATACCTTATGGTGTGGTAGGAACAATGTCGAACCGAAAGGGCCAAAAGCCCTCGCTCAGTCACTAAAACACAAAGGTTGCACACCGAGCGTGCAGAAACGCGATACGCAGGGCAACATGCTACGTGGCTTTCAAGGCATTCGGCTACGTGAGAAGCATATCGCGTCACGCAGCAGTGCGATTACACTGATTAATAAGAAGGCGTGACAGGTTGTGACAGCAAAAAAATGACTTTTCTGGGAAAAGTGAAATATTCTGGGAAAAAGTGGGAAACTGTTGTCACAACGTGTCACAGAGAAGATAGTAGAGTACGGAATAATGGAGAACATAGTGAAAATTTTAGATGAGGAAATGTATGGGCAGTGCGCGTGGTGTGCAGTAGTAGAAAGTGGGCCATATGAGGGAGCCGTGGTGGCTGAGAATGAGAAGGAAACGCATCTGGTGCTATTTGAAGAGTATTCGCATGGTATATGTCCCGTGTGCGATGCTCGCCTACGTGGTACTCGACGCTTTCGCAAAACGTATAGCGGGCCCCTTGCTCTCACTGATGGAGAAATTGTCCCATACAGAGGATAAAGGAGGGGTCATGCGCCCGACTATTCCCTATGGCAAGGCCATCTCACTGTTGCAGAACGACATGCCACAATTCCTTACGACGTTAGAGCTTGCTTTGTGGGGGATAGAAGTGTATGGCGTTCCTCCACCGAGGGTAGGTGAGCGGGAAGATTTCGACGCGCACTACTGCAATGCAGTACTGCTGGTGTTGCTGTTGGAGGAGTTCGTGGTACCGTGCCCAGACACGCGTCCTTATTGGAACCGTATCGCGGCAGTCACGCAGCCTAGACCGCGTATGGAAGAAGCGTGAAGCCGATGCTCAGGCGGCGAAAGCCAATGGCAAATCCCATGATGGCCGTGGTATCTATCGCTTTGGTGTAGCCACTCATTTGCGTCTTGACGATACTGGTAGGGTACACAATGGAGTTAACGGTTAGGCCACTGTGCGACTGGATATACGTTTCCAGGTTGGCCTTCATACGTTCCAAATCCGCTGCGATGTCGAGGCGAATAGTGTCTAGCAAGAGCGGTTGTCTGTCCCAGCGATCACAGTAGTCTACCAGCACCGTGTGCATCCCATCGTAGGTGGTGAGTGAGTTGCGCGATACCTGCTGTTGCCCCGACGACAATAGGACGGCAGGAAACACCCCCAGTGACATAGCATATTTTTGCTGCACGAAGAAGAGTTCCAGGCCATTTCCAGAGAGACTGCCTGTTGCGAGCTGAGTATTAGGACTTAAAATACTGGGCAGGGTACCCAATAATGCAACCTCGTTAAGCGGGTTGTTAGGCGTCCTTAGAGGCATGGCTGCTCACCTTTCTCGTCAGGCGTGCGGTGAAGGAATAATAATGGGAGTCGGCTCAGGGGCGCGTGCAGGTACTGGATTTTGTGCCTGTAAGAGTGCCTGTGCCTGCGCGAGCTGTGCTGCCACATCGGGTGGAATCACACCCACGCCAAAGCGGTAGCCAAACAGCGCTCCTGCAAGGGTAGTGCTGGTGCCAAACACATAGTCGGAGTTGATGTACTGGTGGCCGAAGAGGACAAGCAGGACACATGTCGCCAGCAGGCCAAGGAGAGCTAATAAATGAACCATGTTGTCACTGAGGGAAGACATACGTTTCTTTTTCCTTTCTACGAGTTCGTGCGCAGCAACGTCAGCCATACGATCTCCTTCTGCTGTGGTACTTTTCTGCTACACGGTGGTACGCGGTGAAGCAGTATGCTATGCTCTTTTCCTGTCTGGTCACAGTGACCAGTCTATTTTGGAAAGGAATAGTGTATGTACCGTACTTCGGTGCGTCTTTCTTGTGGGGCGCTTGCTTCTTTGGCGCTCCTACTCGCGCTCTTCGCCAATTCAGGCAAGGCGAGTGCCAGCGTCGTCTTCTGTCAACTCACCGTCCCCGCCAATGCGTTAACCAGTCAGGGACTCTCTACGCCCTGGCAACTCGGTGGCGGGTGTCATGAGAACAGTGCCAGTCAGGCCGTTTTTGTACAAGGCGTTGTATTTGACCCTGGTACGAAACAGTTTTCCACCTACAGTCCCCTGGTGATCGACGCGGGCACAACGCCTGCGGTGGTTCCTACTCCGCCAACGCTTCCCGCCAATGCAGTGGTTGCTTTGTTCGGGGGCGGGGACGACGATGTTACCCAACTGACAGGAGCCGCGAGTCAGTGCGTCAATGGCGCGAACGGCAAACTCTTTGGGCAGGTCTTTTTTTGCAACGCGCAACATTTCTTTCAAGTGGTGAATGCAGCAGGGGTGACTATCCCCTCGTTAGGGGTGGAGAACGATGGATTGCCTTGCCCAACAGTGCGAGACTTCCGCATCGTCGATCAAGACCAGAGTGATAACGTCCAGACGACTTATCTGGTGACATCTACTGGACGAACCGCGCAGAATACGGCTGCGAATCGCACGAAACTTGGTACGAACAATGCCATCAAGAACCCCAGCGACAACAGGCTGCTGACCCAGTTTGTTGACCCAGCTGTTGGGTGTAAACCGTGGACAGTTCCGGTACTGGGCGACCCTGGCGTGGTGTCTGCGACGCAGGCGACCGACGAGTTGCAGGCGGCAGCGATGCAGCACAGCCCGATTGCGCTTATTCCAGACGGCGACCCCATGGTTGGGCCAAATGACCTCGCGATGGTCAACGCCTACCGCGCAAACGTCGATCAGCCTCAGATTGATAGTCTGGTAAGGGCGAACACGCAGCCCTATTGCAGTAAGATGCAGGACTTCGCGCCGTCATGGATTGCGAATCACAAAGACGTTTTCCAGGCCAGCGCGTCCCCGCAGGCAGGAGAGAATCTCTATGATTTTATCAAGGGGAGATTTACAGCCTCGCTGGCTATTCTCGGCTGCAAATAGCAAAGCCGGCTTTGCTACACAGGTTTGACAATCCACGGGATAGGGTCGCACATTTGTATCTTTCCTGCGGCGTTTGTCCATTGGAGTTGGAGCGTGAAGGTGCCTGGTATGGATGTGTCGTTTGGCCCCCACGGGTAAATAAGTTGCCCAAGGGGGCCATTGGCTATCGTGACCGTGCCTCCTCCGGTACGGTCAATTTGTCCATTGACTTCCTTGATGTACACGATGAAGTTCGTCGCTCCCGTCATAGGAGCGACATTCCCATTGTCGAAGGTCATGGTCGGCGTCCAGTCAGGGCCAGTTTGACCTTTGTACATTGGACTAAAGCCCATAATACTTTCTCCCCTAGCGTGTGGTAAGCGTGTTGCTGCCGTCCCTGGTAGTGAGCGTGCTGAATAAGGGACGATTATCATAGAGGTAGATGCGCGTAGCGACATCGTGCAGCGTGGTGTTGGCAAGTAGGACGATGAGACGTGTAGACAAGTCGCGCCTGCTGACAAAGAGCAATTTCAGACGCATCGCAGCGTCTTTGGTAACAGGCGGTCCATAGACGTTGGTAAGTGTCTTCCACGGACCACCAGTGCCGTTGGTTTCCCACGTGGGGCTGATACCAAGCTCTGTGACGACGCGGCTCTCCATCGGCCACGGCCAGAGTGGCGTCGTCGTGAGCGTCCCATCGACGTAGCGGTAGAGGATATTTGCTCCGATGTCAGAGCCGTCCGTACCAGTCCCTTTATAGGGAGAGCCACTTGCAATGAAGATCGCGCCACCGCGCCCATAGGTGGTGGTGTCGTACAAGGGATTGGCCGTTACGTCCCCACCACCAGTTGTCGTTCCGTTGGACGTATTGCCAAAGAAGCCGCAGTTGCTGTGGCCGGGGTCGTTGTGGATGCCTGTGGTATTGCTCACGAAAGCACTGTTATTAAGAGTAATTGTGCCAAGCGTCCCGCCGCGATTAAATCCATCGACGCTATTGCGAAAGGTGCAGTTCTGGATTGTCTGTGGATTGCCATTGCCGTTCACGAAGAACGCATCGCCCTGGTTCTGCGTCGTGTAGCCAGAACTGTTGAGCGGTGTCTCGAAGTAACAGTCCTTCCACAGCGTGTTGCTGCCGCCGATGTTATTGAGCCAGTAACCCTCGTAGTTGTCGTAAAACAAACATCCAAGAATCCTCGTATTGTCGGCGGGGAAGTTTGTGGTATCATCACTTGTCTGATAGACAGCCGTAAAGTAATCCGTGCTTCCAGGTGCGCTGGGAACACAATTACGCCCGATGCAGTTTTCTAAAATAACATTCTTTGCGCCATACACGTTAAACGCCGCCCGTGGTGCGCCGGTGAAAGCCGTTTCACTCTGCCAGTAGGCATAGCAACGCCGAAGCGTGACGGTGTTTGCTGCTTGCGCATGATAGACCGAGTAGATGTAGCGACCCTGCCCCCATCCAGCGCAATCCTCGATCAGTACATTGGTCATCTTCGCCGATTCGATATCGAACACATGGAAGTTTCCTGGTCCGGCATCATGCGCAGTCACCCGCCGCAGGATGATGTGATCTAGTCCGCTCCCTGACCCACCATCCAGATAGATGACGCTGCCGTAAGAGTTTTGTACAACAACTCCTTGAATAGTTACGTAAGAACTGTCGGAGACGAGTATTGGTTCGTAGTTCCCATTCGCTCCCGCCATCCCATCAATCACGGCTTTGCCGTCATTGGCCGCTTTGATCGTGATAGGTTGGAGATCGCTTCCATGCAGGCTGGAAAAGCGCAGGCCGTGGTTCGCGCTGGTCGTCTGATAGGTGCCGTCGTTGAGGATGAGTGTGTCCCCCGCCCGCAATACGCTACACTTCGCGACCAGATTATCGCCTGGGTTGGCGAAGTAGGTGGTCGGCGTACGCACAAGAAGCAGACGCATCTTGAGGTCTTTGAGTGTCGTGGTCAACTCATCCTCCTCTGCTAACGAGTAATCAACGTCGCGCTACCGTCGCGAGTAGGAAGAACCGTTGTACCGTCGCGGGTGGTCAGGGAAGTCGTCCCGTCGTGGGTCGTCAGTGTGCTGCTCCCATCGTGGGTGACAAGGAGGCTAAACGTCGCGCTGTTGTCATACAGATTGATGCGGATGCTAAGATCGAGTGTCCGTAGTCCAGCGACCAGGAACACTATTCTTGCCGCTAGATCACGACGAGTAACCGCGAGTAATCTGATACGTAGTCCCGTGTCTTTAACCTGCACTACAAGCAGGCGCACGCGCAGGGACAGGTCAATGAGTTTGACGGCGAGCACGCGTGCTCTTGTAGAGAGATCCCTGATTCGTACGGAAAGCAGGCGCACACGTAGTGCGGTATCTCTGGTTTGCAGAGAGAGTAAGCGCACGCGAGTCACTAGGTCTTTGACCTGAATGGCAAGGGTGCGTACTCTTGCCGCTATATCTTTGCTGGCAACAACCAGCAAACGTACCCGTGCCGTTAGATCTACTGCCAGAACACTCAGTAAGCGTACCCTCGCTGCCATATCTTTGGTAACGAGTCCGACTATATTGAGTTTCAGGCGCGTCGTCAGGTCTTTGGTCTGAATGGCAAGGAGCTTTGTCCTGATCGCCATGTCTTTCAGGACTGTTACGAAGACGCGTACTCTTGTGGCAAGGTCACTTGTTTTGACAGCGAGTAAACGTACCCGTGTCGCGAGATCAGCGAGTTTGACCACAAGCAGGCGCGTTCTTGTAGAGAGGTCTTTGGTGGAGACTGCTAGCAGTCGCACGCGAGCGGATAGGTCTTTTGCTGCGATGGCAAGTACGCGAAGTCTTGTCGCAAGGTCTTTTATCGCCGTGACAAAGATGCGTATGCGCACGGAGAGATCGCTGGTTTTCACCGCGAGCAGGCGTAACCTGGAACTGACATCCTGGACGCGCACCATGAGCAGGAACACGCGAGAAGCCACGTCCCGTGCCACTACCGCCAGCAGGCGTACGCGCAGCACGGCGTCTTTGCTGGAAATAGCCAGCAGGCGTATGCGTGCGGCAAGATCAGGCTGGCGTGTCACATACACGCGCACGCGTGTTGCCAAGTCTTTGAGGATAATTGCCAGTAAGCGCGTGCGCGTCGCTAGGTCTTTGGTAGAGATCGCAAGTAAGCGCAATCTGAGCGTGAGGTCAACCAGTTTGATAGCAAGGATGCTGGTACGGGTCGAAAGGTCTTTTGTCTGTACGGCCAGTAAGCGCGTGCGCGTCGTAAGACTGAGTACAGGCGGGATAGTTAGGCGTATACGAACGGCGAGGTCTCTGGTCTGTACCGCGAGTACCTTCAACCGCGATGACACATCAAGCGTGCGTGTTACTTGGATGCGTACCCTGGACGCGATATCTTTGGCAACAATAGCCAATAGGCGTAAGCGGAGGTTTGCGTCCTTACTGATTACAGCAAGGAGGCGTACCCTTGATGCTAGGTCGAGTTGGCGCGTCGCGAGGATGCGGGCACGGGTAGCGAGATCCTTGACGGCGGCAGCGCCTCCATACACAACGCCTACGCCGCCATAGGTTGCACTGGCATTCCCGTACCGTATTGTGGTAGCACGTTCTAAGCGAACCCTTGCCGCGAGGTCTTTGGTCTGTACGGCAAGCAATTTAAGGCGCGTCGCTGCGTCTGTGGTCTTGATTGCAAGCAAGCGTATGCGCGTTGCGACATTCAGAAGCGATGTGAACCAGGCGTGTCCCGTACGAATAGTGCCGCCTAAGTGGCGTGGGATGTAGTTGGGGAGGAGCGCGACGCCTTTCAGGATGGTGCCACCTAAGTGGCGTGGGATATAGCGTGCGCCGAGGGTAATGGTACCACCAAGAGCGCGAGGGATATAGCGCGTGACGAGCGTGCCTCCCAGGACGCGGGGGTCGTAGCGAATCCTGTTGGGCGTGGCAGAAGCAAGCGTGTCGGTCGCGGTAAAATGGTCAAAGGAGCCGACAGCAGTCGTAACGGCACCACTATTGTTGGCGTACACGCCAAACTTGCCAGCAGCGTTGATGGGCGTGCCATCAACTGCGCTAAACATCCACCCACCTGGTTCATTGCCTCCATCAGCCCACCAGTTTGCTGTAAGGGTTGAGCCAACGATACGCGCATGGAGCCAGTAGAACGTGTTCGCGTTAAATGTTGCTGAAACTGCTGTGCCGACAGCCGTACCTGTACCCGCGTTGACGCGGGTACAGCCAAGGAGCGACCCATTATTCTTTATGCGGTAATAGGTCGTGCCAAGGCCGTCACAGCGAAACACCGCCCCAGGGACAATATTAGTATCGGTGACTTTTACGCGCACAACGATGTCAGTGTCCGCTTGCGTTTTCGACCCCAACGCCATTACATCGTTGGCATTGAGTACCCCTGTAAGCGTGCCCTCATTGGCAGAAATAGCCGCCGTACTGGTGCCAGCCACTTGTGCCCACGGCTGTGCATCGGAAGCCGTTCCCCAATTCGATTGGTTTGCTCGTATGAAGGTATCCTGCCCGATGATTGCCATGCATTTACCTCCCTACACGAGCGTACAGGCAGAATGAGGAACGCACGATAATTACTCTTCTGTCCAGATCATGAACACCGCAAAGGTTGTTGTGGCGACCAGTGTGCCACCGTTGATGTTAATGAAAAGCACTTGCGCCATATCGGTTACTTTCCTATGACTGATACAGTGAAGGATAAATCCATGCTTTCTGGATTTAGCAGGTCTATTTGTATACGATCACCAAATCCGGCATCTTGAACTGATGAATGGAAAGCCAGAGTAGGATATACCGCAGGGCCAGCGTAAGGGTAAGAAGATGATGCAGATAAATCCGCTATTGAAATCAAGGAGCCAAATGCAGTTAGCCTGGATATAGTGAATGTATACTCAAAACGATAATTACCGTCTCCGCTGTCGCGTGGAGTACCTCCAGAATTACTTTCCACATCAATATCTACGATCACTTCATGTAAATCCCCGACATTAAGTATTCCTGACGAGTATATTGTAACGCCTGACTTTGTATCCGCTAAAACTACATATCGTGACATCAGTTCACCTTCCTTATTCTTCAGTCCAGGTCACGCTAAAATCTACCACTCCGCCTGTATATGTAATGGTATTGAAGTTCAAGGCAAACTCTTGTGCAACGCCACGTAGCACGACTGGCTCCCCACCGTCTACCCCGAAGGTTACTGCGTACCTATCTGGTACGGTTGCTGTTGTGGCTGCTGGTGCCCACTGCATCCGTATCGTGCGTATAATTGTGGCCGAGGCATCTACAGTAGGCAGTGTGGTTTGATACGTATTGATTACTGCGGTTTGGGCACCATCGTTGCTGTCGTGCTTGGTAGCTGTAGCTGCGAGTGTCCCAGTTCCACCTGTGTCAGCTATAGTATGCTTTTTCAGGTATGCCAGAACTTCTGCTGATGTAGTAATGAGGCCGGATATTTCAAAGTGGATGACCTTGACCAACTTTGTAGCCGACCCACGTAGAACGAGTAAATCGGTATGTGATGCGAGCAGAGCCAGCGCATTGATGCTATAGACATAGGTCGCCTTAGATCCACCAGTCAGTTCCATACGAACTGGTGCAGATATATTAGTACTAGCGTCGGTGAAACTAGCGCCGCTCTGAATAGCGCGGAAAGCGCCGTCTGCTACGGAGTAGCCACTGCTGATAGGGATGTTATTGGAATCTAAAGGCTGTGCTGGAAATGCCATAGGTATTCCCCCCTCACATTAAATGCAGGCCCAAGACATCGAGCGCCAATGGCCCGATACGACCAATTTCAGGCCGCCATGATTGAAAGTTGTAGACGTTGTTCTGCATGAGAACGGTCATCCCGTTGAGCAGACAATCGTACGCAAAGTATTCACAGTCACCCGTTATCTTGTCGGTGACACGTCCAATAATGAGGTGGTACTCTGGCTTGCCGAAGCCGATGGATAGGTGGCGCGTTTTGAACATGAAGGCGGTGCCTGGTTCTGTGATAAAGAGTTTGGCGGTGTTACCGAGGGGGCTGTATGGGTTGGGTGGACAGACCATCCACAGTTCTTTGATCTTTTTCCAGTCTCCATTGTTGATAATGTCGAGGGTCCAGTCAAAGGGCCGCTTGCCAGGCTCGATGCCGCGCTTAAACCCACCAGCGCCCACCTCGCGCTGCAACTCGTCCCACACCATATCGCGTTCGGAGAGGAACTTCCCCGTACTTAGCTTTACAGCCCACACAGGATAGTCAATCATAAATGGGTGCAGGACGGCACCCAGCGCCGTTTCTACAAAGTTTGGCATAACTGCCTTTCTCTCCTCTATACAATGCCCGTCCAGGTAGATGCTCCAGTTTTGGCATACAGTCGCTGGTTGGCTGTGCTTGGCGTATCTGATCGGAAATAGTAATCCCCTATCCCCCCTAGGCCCGTTCCTGGTGCGCCACTGCCGCTATAGAGTGTGCAGGCCCCCGTATTGTTCCCATAGGGCATAATACCGCCGCCTGCAAATACAAAGCCGCCGTCATCTACCCGAAAAATGGTCGATGAAAACGCCGTATTCAGCAATTGCAAAGAGCCATTGCTATTCCTCC